CGATCCCGGTCGCCTTGCATCGCGGGCACCGACGCTCGCCGCGCTCAGTCGCGACGTAGCAGTCGCCGTGGCAGGTAGGGCACAGCCGCTCCACGGCGCGAGGGGTGCGGGCAGTCTTCGTTGCGGCGGTGAGGTTCACGGTGTGTGGTCCTTTCGACGGTCTCGTCAGTGCCCGCGTGACGGGCAGACCGGCCCCCGAAGGGGCGCGGTTTCGACCTTCAAGGGTTGCTGATCACCTTGACCTCGTTGCCCCACCAACGGGCCAGCAGTTCAACGCCACCCTGCGGGGTCCACACGGACGGGTTGCAGGGGTAGGCGACGGTGCCGACATGGCGCACCGTGCCGCGGACGACGGCGCCGCCGGGCGGGAGGCCGGGGTGGTTGCTGTGGAACTCGACGGTCTGGCCAATGCGGGGGGTGCTCATGGTGTCGGGGTCCTTTCGTCGCGGTGTTCTCTGCGACGACGTGAACCCTAAACCGGCCGCACCCCAGGGTCAAGAGGGTGTCTGCACTTTTCTGCCGTCCCGCTGGAACTCCAGCGTTTTCGCGCGACGATTCCCCGGCGTTGACCCGCACCGAGGGCACCGCGAGAGGGAGCGCGGAGTGTAGGCAACGCACCTACATGCGCCTACCCCGGGCCTTGACACGTCGCGGCGAGCCGTGTCCGCTCTCGCGCGGAGTCCGTGACGGGCAAAGGGTGCCGCGAGACAGCACCCGTCCTAGCCGGAAGCGCCCCGCGTGAGGATTCGTCGCGGAGAGGTTGACGCCCGGCGCTGGCGGTGCGTACCCTTTACGCCACTTCGGTCCCGCTGCCCCGCCACAGGTGCGCCCTCATCCTGCGCACCTCGCCACGCGCCGCAGTCGTCGTCCCCCTCCCCGACCGGCCCGCTGCTACGCGAGGCACGGTGGGCGCGGGACCGGAGTGACCTTCCCGCGATGCTCTTGACCGCACGCGACCTCACCGCACGCGGCTTCGCTCCGCGGACTGCGCAGCGCCTCCTCGCGAGGCTCGCGCGCCAGGGACACGCGGTGACCATCGCGACAGGCGGGCGCCCCGCCCTCGCGGTCGACGCTGCGACGCTCGCGCGACTCGCGGGCGCTGACCTCGACGCGGTGACCGAGTGCCGCTGACGGACGCCGAGCGACGCGCCCTCGACGCACGCAGCGCCGCGACGTGGCGCGACATCCGCGAGGCCGCGGAGTGCGCCTTCGACGCCGCGACGACGTACCGCTACTACGACGGCGCGCAGACACACGACTGCGCCGACATGACAACGCTCGCACGAGTGACGCGGCCCGCACGCAAGCGCGACCGCGTCCGGTGGCGAGAGGACCGATGACGACTCCTGCGACGATGACAGCGAAGCGAAGCGCACCATCCCCGCGCGCGATGGACCAGGGCGTCGCGGCGGTCTACCTCCCGCTCGGCGAGCTGCGGCCGAACCCGCGCAACCCGCGCGCGCACGGCGCCGAGGTGGTGCGACTCGCGCGGACGATCCTGCGCACGACGTGGGGCGCTCCGATCATCGCGCAGGCGAGCACGCGGCGGATCATCGGTGGTCACGGGCGGCTTGAAGCTGCGCGCATGATCGCCGAGGGCGTCGAGGTCGACGGCATTCTCCGCGGCGGCGCCGAGCACTACTTCGACCGCAGCGCGCCGGGGCCGCTCATGGTCCCCGTGCGCCTCGTGGACGTGAGCGATGCCGAGGCCGATGCGATGACCCTCGCGGACAACGCGAGGGCGCTGCAGGGCGACGACGACGCGGCGGCGGTCGTGGCAATGGCCACGGCAGCGTTCGAGCGCGACGCCGACGTGATGCGCGACATGGGCTATGGCGCCGCGGACCTCGACGCGCTGGTCAGGGCCGCGGGCGACGCGGTGATGCGCGATGCTCCCGCGGGGGACGCGCCGACGTACAAGGGCGACCCCGACGGGCGCGAGTTCAACGAGAGCGTTGAGGATGAGGTCGATTCGCTGACGTGCCCGCACTGCGGCGGCAAGGTGCCCCGTGGCTGACGGTGCGGCTCCGCGGCTGCGGCGCATCGAGAACTACCCCGCGCTGCTCAACGAGGCGTGGGCGCAGGCTCACGCGCCGCGCGACGCGAACGCGCCGACGGTGATCAGCACCTTCGCCGGCTGCGGCGGGTCGTCGCTCGGCTACCACATGGCGGGGTTCCGCGAACTCCTCGCGGTGGAGTGGGAGCAGAACGCCGCAGACACGTTCCGGCTGAACTTCCCGCACGTCCCGCTGTACCACGGCGACATCGCGAAGCTGTCCGTTGACGAGTGCTTGCGCCTCGCGGGTGTGAAGCCCGGCGAGTTGACGGTGTTCGACGGCTCGCCTCCGTGCCAGGGCTTCTCGACGGCGGGCAAGCGAGAGATCGGCGACGCGCGCAACCAACTGTTCCGTGAGTACTGCCGCCTGCTCGAAGGGCTGCGACCGCGCGCCTTCGTGATGGAGAACGTCAGCGGCATGGTGAAGGGCGACTTCAAGATCGTCTTCGCCGAGATCCTCCGCACGCTCAAGCGATGCGGCTACCGCGTGAAGGCGCGGCTGCTCAACGCGATGTTCTTCGGCGTGCCGCAGTCGCGCGAGCGCATGATCTTCGTTGGCGTGCGCGAGGACATCGGGCGCGAGCCGTCGCACTCCGCGGGGTGGAGTGAGCCGGTTTCAGTTCGCGCCGCCGTTGCGCTGGCTACCGCCACCGGCGTGCGCGAGGGCTTTGGCCCTCGCCATCCAGTCGGGGTTCGGAACCACGAATTCGAGAACAAGTGGCGCAGCATGGACCTTCCTAGCTGCACGATCGTCAAGAGCCGCCCGCCGATGCTTTCGTTCTCCGATGGCAGCGAGCGAGGCATGACGCCTGCTGAATGCCAGCGCGTCGGATCATTCCCCGATGCGTTCCGCTTCGTCGGCAACGCATCGAAGGCCGTCGAGCGTATCGGCAACAGCGTCCCTCCGCTCCTGATGCGGTCCATCGCCGCGCACGTTCGCACGCTGGTGACGTGATGGGCCGCCCTGCCACATCCTCCGCGGAGGTCTTCGCGATGATCGTCGGCGCGCGTCGCGTCGGCGCCCCGCTGCGGCAATGCGCGCAGGCCGCGGGCGTCCCGTGGCGCACGTTCTGCGATTGGCTCAAGGCCGGACGCGACGGCGATGCGCGCTACGCCACGCTCGCGCAGGAGTGCGACGCCGCGGGTGCGCAGGTCGACACCGTGCTCCATGCGCGCGTGATGAAGGGCACCGAGAAGGACCCGAGGCTCGCGCTCGATGTGATCAAGTATCGCGACGCCGCACGCGCCCGCGCCGCAGAACTGCGGCTGCTCAAGGCACGCGGAACCGTCGAGGAGAAGCGCGCCGAGGGAACGCACGTCGACCGCGTGGAACACAACCTCAAGGATCCACTCGATGAGCTCCGTAGCCGCCTCGATCGCATCGCTGTCGCCGAAGAAGCGAGCGGCGATCCTCAGCGGGCTGACGACTGAGGGCGCCGCTGCGTTGCTCCATCGGTGGGAGTTCTGGGCGAGGCCCGATCAACTCCAGCCGCCGGGCGAGTGGCAAGCGTGGCTCATCCTCGCCGGTCGCGGGTGGGGCAAGACACGCGCGCTGTCGGAGACGGTCCGCGCGTGGACTGCGTCGGGACGCTACGGTCGCATCGCCATCGTGGCGCGCACCGCTGCCGACGTGCGGGACGTGATCGTCGAAGGCGAGAGCGGCATCCTGCGGGTGTCACCCGACGCAGAGCGCCCGCGGTGGGAACCTTCGCGACGACGGCTCACATGGCCCAACGGAGCGCAGGCAACGACCTACTCCGCTGACGAGCCTGACCAGCTTCGCGGGCCGCAACACGACGCGGCTGCAATCGACGAACTCGCGGCGTGGAGATACCCCGACGCGTGGGACCAACTGCGCTTCGGGCTTCGCCTCGGAGACAAGCCGCGCGTGGTGATCGCAACGACGCCGCGGCCGACGAAGATCATCCGCGACCTCATCGCATCGCCGGGCACGGTGATCACCCGCGGTCGCACGCGCGACAACGTGGCGAACCTCGCGCCGGGTGTCGTGACTGAACTCGAACGCCGCTACGCAGGCTCGCGCCTCGGGCGGCAGGAGCTCGACGGCGAGGTGCTTGACGACTCCGCGGGCGCGCTGTGGCGCTGGTCGTGGATCGACGCCGCGCGCGTCGCGAAGGCGCCCGACCTGCGGCGCGTTGTCGTCGCGGTCGACCCCGCTACCACGTCGCACGACGAGAGCGACGAGACAGGGATCGTCGTCGCAGGCATCGGGTACGACGGCCGCGGGTACATCCTCGCCGACGAGAGCGGGCGCTACCGCCCCGAGGAATGGGCGCGGCGAGTCGCGAGCGCGTACACCACGCACCGCGCCGACGCCGTCATCGCAGAGGGCAACCAGGGCGGCGAGATGGTCGCCTCCGTGCTGCGCTCCGCGGGCGGCGCAGGGATGCCCGTTCGCATCGTGCACGCGAAGCGCGGCAAGGCTACGCGCGCCGAGCCCGTCGCGGTGCTCTATGAGCAGGGCCGCGTGTCGCACGTCGGATCGCTCGCGCGACTCGAAGACCAGTTGACGACGTGGGACCCGGCGACGGCGAGTGGCAGTCCCGACCGCCTCGACGCGCTGGTGTACGCCGTGACCGAGCTGATGGGCTCCGCGCCATCGACCGCAACGCCTCCCCGCCCCGTTCGCTCCGCGCCGTCGTGGGGCTTCTAAGCAATGCCCCCCCGCACGAACTACGAGACCACGCCGTCGCCGATGGACCGCGTACAGCGGCGCCTCGGCGCAGGGCTGACGCCGCAGGCCATCACCGTCACGCAGCGCGCGGCGGATGAGGGGCGCATGGCGCTGTGGGCTGACCTTCTCGACGAGGTCCGGCAGGGCGACCCGCACCTCCACGGCGACCTCCAGAAGCGGGAGTTGAGCGTCGCGGGCGCGGACTACGAACTGCGCCTCCCGACGGGCGCCACCAAGCGCGCAGGCGCCACGGCGCTCCGTCTCTGCCAGGACGCCATCGAGGCCATCGCACCGCCCGCAGGGTCGCTCGCCGTGAGCTTCCGCGGGGCGATGCAGAACCTGCTCACGGCGAACTGGCACGGGCGCGCGGCCGTCGAGATGGTGTACTCGCGGGACGGTCGCTACACGATCCCCACCGAGGCGTATCCAATCCACGCGCGGCGCCTCTCGTGGTCCAACGACCTCGATTGGCGGCTCTACCTGTACGACGAGACGACGGGCGACACGCGCTTCTCTCGCTTCCCGGGCGTGCCGTTCAGCGACCGCGCGCTCTTCCCCGCGGGCAAGATCCTGCTGCACACGCCGCGGATGTTCGGCACCTACCCGACGCGCGAGGGGCTCGGCCGCGCGCTCGTGTGGTACTCCGCGTTCAAGCGGTGGACCGTGCGCGATTGGCTCGCCTTCGCGGAGTGGGCGGGCCGCGGGCTGCGCGTGGGCAAGTACGCCACGGGTCGTGATCAGAAGAACGACGCTCGCGCCAACGAAGAGGACAAGGCTGCGTTGGAGGATGCCCTCGTCGCGATGTCATCGACGGTGGCGACCATCATCCCAGACGTGACCGACTTGCAGGTGATCCCGCCGCACTCGACGGAGGTTCACGCCGACCTCGTGAAGCTGTGCAACGGCGAGATGAGCAAGGCCATCCTCGGCGGCACGCTCACGAGCGACCCGGGCGACCGCGGCGCGCGCTCACTCGGTGAGGTGCACCTGCGCGCGATGACGCAGCTCCTCAAGAGCGACGCGGAGAACCTTGCGGACACGCTGCGCCGCGACCTCTTCGGCCCGCTCGTGCGCATGAACCTCGGCGACCGCGCGCCGGTGCCGCACATCGTGTTGAACGTCGAGCCGCCCGAGGATGCGAAGTCCCGCGCGGAGCGGCTGAAGATGTACATGGAGCACGGCCTTTCCGTCGGCGCCGAGTGGGTGCGCGACATGGAGGGCATCCCCTCGCCGCAGCCCGGCGAAGAGGTCATCGGCGGGCGGCCCGTCGCGGCGCCCGCACAGCCCGCACCCACGGCCACGGACCCGACCGACACGGGCGAGTGATGGCGGTCTACGACGGGATCAACTTCCGCCCGCCGGCCGGTGTGCGGAGCGCCTGCGCGCGCGGCATCGCGCTGCGCGAAGAGGGCTACGGCGGTGACGGTCTCCAGCCCGAGACGGTCGCGTGGGCGCGGCGCCTCTCGGCGGGTGAGCGCATCTCCCCGGAGAAGGCGCGAAAGATGAACGCGTGGTTCGCGCGACACGGCGCGAGCCCCGAAGAGAACCGAGCGCGGCGTGAGGACAAGACCTCGCCCGCGTGGGTCGCGTGGCTGCTGTGGGGCGGCGACGCAGGGCGCTCATGGAGCGCAAGGCTGGTGCGACAGATGGACGCGAGAGACAAGGCCGCGCGCACGTCGCGCACGATGCAGGGCGTCGGCGTGAAGCTCGACGCGATGGTGGGCGGCGGCGGTGACTCGCCGTGGAACGTGCTTGCCTACGAGGTCGCGCTGCAAGGCCGCGGGGACGTGGCGCTCACGCGCGCGGACTTCGAGCAGTGCATCGCCAACTTCATGCGGTGGGGCAAGGAGGTCCCGGTGGTGCTCTACCACGCGGACACCGATCCGATGTCGCACCCGATGGCGCGCGAGGCGCACGCGTGGATCACCGCGATGCGCGTCGGCTCCATGATGCGCGACGGCAAGACGGTCGCGACCCTCGAAGCCCGCTTCCGGTGGGTCAACGCCGAGACGCGCGCCAGCGTGGAGCGCGGCGCCCTCGCGTATGGGTCCGTGACCCTCGTGCAGAACGGCGTGGACGAGGAGAGCGGCGACGACGTGGGGAGCTTCCTCTGGTCGTTCTCGCTGACCAACAACCCCGCGCTGGTCGACATCCCGCGCATCGCCGCGCAGCACATCGCAGCGTCGGCGGCGACGATCCGCGCGGGGCGCTACTACGGCACCGTCGAAGACCGCGACGACGTGCTCGCCATGCTGCGCGCGGAGTTGATGCTCCCCGCGCTCGCATCCGAGGCCGACGTGATGCGCGAGGTCGACAAGCTCGCCGCGTTGATCGGGTCCGGCGAGGACGAGACCGGCGTCGATGTGGACGACATCATCGAGTGCATCCGTGAGGCGATGCGCCTCCCCGCGCTCACCACCGCCGACGAGGTCATCGCCGCGGTCCGCAAGGCTCTCGCGTCGCCATCGAGCGACGCACAGAACTCGGCCAGCAACGCGCTGCCGATGCACCGCGGGCACGCGCCCGCCTCTCTCCGACAGGAGTTCACCATGTCTCACACGTTCATCACCCTCGCGGCGCGGCTCGGCATCGCCTGCACCGACGAGGGGGCCGCGCAGCAGCAGGTGCTTGCGCGTGCCGAGGAGTCGCTCCCGATCCGCCGTCAGCTCGGGCTGTCGGTGGAGGCGAGCGCCAAGGATGTCACCGCCCGCATCGAGGCCCTCACCGCCGACGCCGCCCGCGTCACCGCGCTCTCCGCGGAGGTCGAGGCCCTCAAGGTCATCGAGGCCGACCGCGCCGCCCGCGAGGTCGCCGCGCACGTCGACGCGCTCTGCGCCGACCCCGCGATGGCCCGCTCGCGCGTGGCCCTGGAGGCGTTCGCCCGCGCCGACTACGCGGCCTTCTCGAAGGCGTACCCGCGCCCCGCGCACGGCGCCGTGTCGACGCTGTCGCAGCGCGTGACCGCGCCCGCCTCGGAGTCGCCGTCGCACCTGAGCGACGAGGCCGACTCGCACACCGACCGCGCCGACGTGCTCGCCCATGAGCTCATGGCGAAGACCCCCGGGCTCTCCTACGCCGTCGCGCTGTCGCGCGCCTCGTCCATCCTCGTGCAGAAGGCGGTGTCGTGATGGCGACCTCCATGCGTCTCCCCGGCCTGATCCGTCAGGCCATCGCCGAGGCGACCATCGCTGACGGCGTGGCGTGCATCGTCGGCACCGCGGACTACTCCGCGGCCGTCGCGGGCAACAACCCCGTCGCGGGCCTGATCGGCATCGCCAAGGTCGACGGCAACGGCTCCGTGGCGAGCGGCGGCACCGTCGACATCGTCACCAACGGCATCTACCCCGGCATCGCGATGGCCTCCATCACGCAGGGGCAGGCCGTCACCGTGGGTGACAGCGCGGGCGGGCTCAAGCCCGCGGCGCCCTCGGCCGGCGTGAACGCGATGGTCCTCGGCATCGCCCAGGCGGACGCCGCCGCCGGCGACCGCGTCGCCGTCCAGATCGGCATCTACCTCATGCAGGGAGCGTGATCACTATGAACTCCAACGACATCATCGCGCTCGCACAGCAGCGCCTCAGCGCCTCGCGTGGGCGCGACCTCTCCAAGCGCGTCGAGCTCGGGCTCGGCGTGGGCTCCGTCCACATCGACCGCGCGCTCACCAACGTCGCGGTGCAGTACCAGAACAACGAGTTCATCGCGGACTCGGTGTTCCCCGTCGTGCGCGTCGCGAAGAAGAGCGACAAGTACTTCAAGTTCAAGCCCGAGACGATGTTCAACGTCGCCGCCGTCGACGTGGTGGGCGCCGAGTCCATGCCGGGTCGCCCCGCCGCGGGACTCGACACGCCGGGCACGTTCTCGTGCACCGACCGCGCGCTGATGGACTTCATCTCCGTCGACGAGGAGCTCAACGCGGACGCCCCGCTGCAGCCCCGCATCGACGTGACGGAGATCCTCTCCAACTACCTGATGCTCGCGCGTGAGAAGCGCATCGCGGACATCGTCTTCGGCAGCGGCAACTACGGCTCCAACACCGCGGCGCTTTCGGGCGGCGACCAGTGGAATCAGTCCACCTCGGACCCCGTCGCGAACATCCTGTACGCGATCAAGACGCCGCAGGTGAAGCCCAACACGATGGTCATCGGGTGGGAGGCGTACGACGCCCTGCGCACCAACCCCAAGGTGCTGCAGTTCGTGCTGTCGCGCGCCTCGACGGGCTCGGGCGCCACGCCGCTGATGGTCGATGAGGCCACGCTCGCGGCGATGTTCCGCCTGAACCGCGTGATCGTCGGCGAGGCGAAGTACAACACCGCCGCCGAGGGCGCCACCCCTTCGATGGGCTACCTCTGGGGCAAGTTCTGCGCGCTCATCCGCGTGGAGCCGTCGCCCTCGCCGCGTCGCACGCAGACCTTCGGCTACACCATGCGCTTCGGCGCGATGGAGACCTCGACCTTCTACGAGGGCAAGCCCGGTCGCGCGGGTGGCACCTACGTCAAGGTGGCGCACTCCGACGCCGACGAGATCGTGGGCGGCGAGTACACCGGCTACCTCTGGCGCACGGTGGTTTCGTGAGTCGTCGGGATCGTCGACAGGGCTTCGCGCCTGACGCGGGTGACAGCACTCCGCGCACCGTGCTCGGCTTCACCCCGCCGCCGTCGTCGCAAGACATCGGCGCCGCCACGGAGATGCCCCTTGCGGGCGCTCCCGCGGGCGAGACGGAGGAAGCTGTGCCGCGTGTCGACGATCCCCCTGCGCCGCCCGTGGCGCGCTACCGCGCCCGCACCGTGATCACTCACAGCGGGCAGCGGTTCAACGCGGGCTCCGAGATCCCCGCGGAGGTCGTGCGCGAGATGCTCGCCTGCGGCCTCCGCGTCGGGTCCGACATCGTGAAGGGCTGACACCGTGGCAGAGCAGACCGCCATCGTCACAAGCGCGGACGTGACCGCGCGCCTTTCCACCCAGGCTTATGCGCGGCTCTTCGCCAAGAACGGCGGCGCGACCGCGGACACCACGTTTCGCGACCTGTGCATCTCCGAGGCGAACAGCGAGATCCGCGTCCTCACGCGCGCCGCGTTCCCCGACGGGATCTACGCCACGACGGACACCCTCGACGTGATGATCGTCGGCAAGGGCGTTGACCTCGTGTGCGCCATCGCAGCTTCGCGACACGTCAGCTTCGACGACGAGGGCGCGTTCGCCACGCTCGGCCGCGCCGCGCGGATGTTCTTCAAGAACCTCAACCGCGATGCCGATGCTCGCGCGCCGGGGTCAAGCGCCGTGCGCCCGCTGCCTCGCGCCACCAACGTCAACATCACCAACGAGAGCGGCATCCCCACCAACCCGTTGACGCGCGCGGCGGACGGCTACGGCGGGTCCGACTTCTGATGGCCGAGCGGGTGTTCCTCGACGTGGAACGGGCCATCGCGGAGTTGTCCGCGGCCATCGATCAGGAGTTGCCGAAGGGCGCCCTCGACGGGGCTCGGATCGTTGCCGAAGAGGCCGCGACGAACCACCCATACACCAACCGCACGGGGCGCTTGCAGTCACGTACGCAGGCCGGTCGCGTACGCGGGAGCGCGCTGCGCGGGCTCATCCGCGCTGAGGTGCTAGGCGACACGCGCTATGGCGGCTTCGTGGAACACGGCACGTCGCGCAACCGCCCGTATCCGTACCTCGGTCCCGCGTGGGTGCGCCGACAGGATGACTTCGCGCGTGCGGTCGACGCCGCGCTTGAGCGTGCCGCCGTGCGCGCGTGGAGTGCCTCGTGAGCCTCTCCCTCGCCGATGTCGACGGGCTGCTCTATGCGCAGCTCGGGACGATCCTGACCAACGTGACGACGGGCACGACCGCGGCGCGCCCCTTCGCGCTCGTCGGCCGCTTCGCCGGATCGCTCGACGAGACCAGCGTGCGCGAGGTCGTGACGCAGTACCCCGCCGCGCTGCTCTGCTACGAGGGCGAGACGGTCACGCGCACGGTCAACACCCTCGCGGGTGACGCCGAGGATCGCGGTCTCAACGCCTGGACGGTCTACGTCTGCGTCGAGGACGCGCGCGCCATCGACGACGGCACCATCGGCACCACCACGGCGCCCGGCGGACTTCGCCTCGTGGACTCCGTGCTCGGCGTGCTCAACGGGCTCCTGATCGCCACGACGGGCGCAGCGCCGCAGACCGCATGGATGGACCGTCGTCTGCGCTGCGTGGGCACGCGCGAGGCGCTCATCCGCCGCGGCGTGGTCTACGTCTACGCCGTGAGCTTCGAGGCGGCGCGCGCGCTCCCGCAAGTGACACCTGCTGACACGAGCGTTGAGCTTCTCGAAGTTCGCGGCGCCGTGAACCTTGTCGACACGTTCGACGATGACGACCCGAAGAACCCTGTTGTGCAGTTCATCGCAGACACCGCCGAGGAGTGAGATGCAGACCATTCGTGTGAAGGCCGTCGCAGACGCGCGGCTCCCTGTCCCCGGCGTGCCGGGGCGCTTCGTCGGGCGTGACCGCAAGACGGGCGAGATCATCGCGGGCGGCGTCGCCGTGTCCGCGGAGTCGTACTACCTCCGCGCCGTCGCGCGCGGTGACCTTGCGCTCATCGAGAGCGCGGATGAGGTGCAGTCGTGACCATCGCCGTCGCTGGTGTCCCCGCGTCTCGCAAGACGCCGGGCGTGAACTTCAACGTGGTCCTCGGCGGCTCGGGCACGAGCGCGGGGCAGGCCCCGCGCCGCATCATGCTCCTCGGGAACATGATCGCGACGGCGCTGACCAACTCGTCGCCGTCGTTCACCGTCGCCGCGGGCACCGCCGCCATCGCAACGCCCGTGTTCGTACCGTCGCCCGATGACGCGGCCACGCTCTTCGGGCGCGGCTCCGAGCTGCATCGCATGAGCATCTCGGTCTTCGCGCAGGACCCCTCCGCGACGCTCTACGCGACGCCCGTGGCCGAGGCGAGCGGCACCGAAGCGACTGGTATTCTGACCTTCGCCACGTCGGCGAGCGCGGCGTTCACCGTGCGCCTCCGCCTGTGCGGCGAGGTCATCGACGTGGGTGTGGCAAGCGGCGACACCGCGACGACCATCGCGGTCGCCGTGGCCGATGCGATCAACGACGCCCCTTCGCTTCCGTACACCGCGCAGAACTCCACTGGCGCGGTGACTGTCAGGGCGAAGCACGACGGACCGCGTGGCAACACGCTCGTGGTCGATGCGTACTTCGTGAGCAGCACGGGCGCCGAGGTGAGGATCACCACGAACTCGACCACGTCGAGCGGCGCGACCACCGGCGTCTGGTCCTCGACTGACGCCATCGGCAGCGAGATCACCCTCGCGTCGGGCGCCACGCAAGACGACTTCACCAACGCGCTCGCGGCCATCGAGCCGCAGCGCTACGACCGCATCGTCGGGAGCTGCATCGACGCGACCAACGCGGGTCGCGTCGTCACGCACGTCAACGCGCAGGCCGGTCCGACGGTGCAGCTCCTCGAGCAGGCCCTCGTCGGTAGCACGGACACCTATGCGAACGTCGTGACCTTCGCGACAGGGCGCAACGCCTCGCGTCTGCAGGTGGTGTGGAACCACGCGACGGTGATCCCATGTTGGGAGGTCGCCGCGCAGGTGTGCGCCGCACGGCTCGCGGGCGACTCTGCCGCGGGCGGCTCGCGCGTCGGTGAGGCGAGCGACCCGGCCGCGAACCTCGACAGCATGGAGCTCGTGTCCGTTCTCATGGCGCGCGTCGTCGGTGACCAGCCGACCGCGACGGAGATCGAGAACGCCCTCAACAACGGCATCACGCCCGTCGGCGCTTCGGGCTCGCGCCCCGGCTACGGCGTCATCGTGCGGAGCATCACCTCGCGGTCGCTGCTCAGCGGTACGCCGAACTACGCCGTCCTCGACACGTCCAGCGTGACGGTGCCGGACTACGTCGCCGACACGCTGCGCTCCGACCTCGCGGTGACCTTCGCGGGCTGCAAGCTCTCGCCCGACTCCGACAGCGCGCCGACCGCGCCGCGCGTGGTCACGCCCTCCATCGTGCGGGCGCGCATCGCGCAGAAGCTCACGGAGATGGAGGCCGCGGCCATCCTGATCAACGTGACCGCGAACCTCTCGCTCCTCGTGGTCGAGGCCAACGCCCTCGTGCCCGGTCGTCTCGACTGCGAGATCCCCGCCGCGGTGATCCCCGGCCTTCACCTCGTCGCCGGGAACGTCCGGCAGCTCTGATCGGAGATCAACATGGCGCTCTACTCAGGCCCCGGCTTCATCCTCTACAACGGCGTCCCCGTGCTCCAGGCGGGCTCGATCACGTACAACGTCGAGACCGACAACAAGGACGTGAACACACTTCTCCTCGGGCGCGCGGGCTTCTCCGCGGGGCCGAAGAAGGTGCAGGCGTCGGTCGACAACGCCATCCCCGCGAGCGGCATGGAGCTCGACTGGCCCGCCATCGCGGAGGCGCAGTCCGAGGTGTCGCTCGGCTTCGTCATCGCGGGCGTGACGCGCAACGCGACGGGCGACGTGCGATCCGTGCGCGTGACGACCTCGACTGAGAACGCCAACGGCGTGAGCTTCGAGTTCCACGGGACCAGCGTGGGCTCGGTGTGACGTGAGCGAGCTTCCCGCGCAGTTCATCACCGACCGCCGCAGCCCGCTGCGCAAGGTTCTCGACGCTTCGCGCAACGGGCGCGCCGTCGAGATCATCGAGTTTGACGGGTGCGACAACCGCTTTCGCGGCGTGCCCCTCGCGCTCCGCGCGCTCACCACCGACGAGGAGTTGAAGCTCCGCGCGGTGGCGGCGAAGTGGTGCGTTGAAGCGGGCTTCGGCGAGTCGTTCCTCCTCGACACGCCCGAGGGTCGCAACACGGTGGAGTTCGAGGCGAAGGTGCAGACCATCGCCCTTGCGCTCTGCGAGCCTGCGCCGCCTCACGCGCCCGTCGCGGCGTCGGCCGATGAGCTGCGCGGGCTCCTGTTCGCCGACGAGGTCGCGGCGCTCTTCGAGGTCTATGTGGACTTCGTCACGAAGCGGTCGCCCATCAGCGCGGCGAAGAGCGCCGAGGAGGTGGCGTCGCTGGTCGACTCGTTGGGAAAAGGGACGACGCCGCTACAGCGGTTGAGTACCTTCGACGCCGTTACGCTGCGCACCATCGTGCGCGAACTGGTTGCACGGTGGACGAAGCTGACGAGCTCACCCTCGTCGCCTACGCCGCCGTCGACCGACACGGAGAGCGACTTGCCCGAGGCTTCGGGCTGATCGAGTAGAAGCATGGCGCGGGCAGTCCTACAGATCGACGTGGACACGTCGGGCGTGCGGCGAGCGATGGGTGACCTTCGCGGCACCGCGCGCACGGCGCAAGCGGCCATGACCGCGGAGGCGCGGCGCGCGGCTGCGCAGCGTGACCGCATCGCCCGCGACGAAATCCGCCACAAGCAGCGCATGGACATCGAGACGGTGCGCTCACAGCGCGACGCCGACCGCGCCCGCACGCAGAGTGCCGCGCAGGCGTCGCGCGAGCGCATCGCCGCAAGCAACCGCGAGGCCCGCGTTGACGTGGCGCGGATGCAGACTACGACGCAACTCTTCATCGCCGCGGAGCGTGCGAAGACGCGCGCCGTTGAGCGTGAGGAGAAGCAGCGCACGCGGGCCGCGCAGACCGAAGAGCGCACGCGCGTCGCGGCGGCGCGAGCGGCAGCACGCGAGGTCACTCGCTCCGACCGCGAGCGCACGCGCGCAGGGCGTGACATCGGCTATGGGCTGCGCCGCGGGCTCAACGTCGGCGGTGATGCCGCGCTGAACGTCGGGCGCGTGGCCTACTCGCAGATCCGAGACGCACGGCGGCAGCGCGCCGAGAGCGAGAACACGCTCAACGGCGCCTTCTACCAGGCGCGTCTGACCGGCCCCGAGGCAACGGCAGCGCGCACGCGCATCGAGACGGAACTCGCCACGGGATCGCTGCGCGGGATGTCCATGGAGGACGTCGCGGGCGGGCTCTCGCAGGCGCAGACGCAGTTCAACGTGCTCGCGGGCGGGGACCCGGCCGCTCGCGCTGCCGCGCTTGAGCGACAGGTGCAGCTCCTTGCGTTCGCGCGCAACACCTACCAGAGCCCCGGCGAGGTGCTTCGCGTCGCGGGAATGCTGGAGCAACAGGGCGTGACCGGCGCGGATCAGATGTCGACCATCCGCAGCATGACGGGCATGGCGCAGGCCGGGTCCATCGAGCTCGGCAACGTCACCCGCGAGGCCCTTGGGCCGCTCATGCAGAACATCGCGCGCAGCGTCACCGCGGGGATGACCCCGGCGCAGCGAACGCGCGCGGTGCAGAGCGCGACGCTCGAAACGATGGCCGTCGGTGAGATTACGGCGCGCGCCGGTGGTCGATCTCGCGACATGCTCAACGCGCTCGCCAAGACGCGCGGGAGCATCACCAACGAGCGCACGCAGGAGAACCTCTACAACCGTCTGCGGTCGCAGGGCGGCGCCGAGGGGCAGGCCCTCGCGTCGAGCATGTTCACCGTGCAGAACGGCCGCGCGCGGCTCAACGAGGGCACGTCTGCGGTCGGGTTCCTCTCCCAGCTCGTCGCGGGCTTCGGCGGCGACGTGAATCGCGTCGGCAATATCGTTGGCGCGGGTGGTCCCGGCGCACCGATGGTGCTCGACGCTCAGCAGCGGCGCCTCATGCTCCTGCTCGCCTCGCAAGGGCAGGGCGGGCAGAGCATCGCGCAGAACGTCACTGCGATGCAGCGCGATGGCTCGACCTTCGGCGCGGCCGACGAGGCGCGCGGGCGCGGCCTTCGCGACTCCGAGCAACTCACAGAGATCAACGCGCAAGAGACGAAGCGGCTCAACGCGCTGAACGATACCTCGGACGCAGTGGTCCGCTTCGGCCGCGCCCTCGACAACTTCACCGCGGAGCATCCCATCGGCTCCGCGGCAGTCCAGAGCGGCGCAGGGCTCCTCGGAGGTCTGCTCGGCGGCGCGCTGTTCTCGCGCATCGGCACCGCGCTCGCGGGCACGCGCATCGGCGCGGCCATCGCGGGCACCACCGCGGCCAACGGCGCGGCGGCAACGGGTGCCATCGGCGGCGCCGGTGCGGGACTCGCAGGCGCAGGGCTCGGAGTCGCAGCGGTCGCAGGCGCGGCGCGCACCGCGGCCACGGGTGACACCATTGGCGGCGGTCGGGCGTCGACCATCGAGCGCGTCAACGCAGGCATCGCGGCGCTGAACCCGGCGACGGCCATCGGCGAAATGGCATCACAGTTCGGTGGCGCCATGATCCGCGCGCTCGCAGGTGCGAACATCACCGCGACGCTTGACCCCGTGACCGCCGCGCACGCGGCATCGCAGAACGCAACGCAGCCTGCGAGGCGCCCGTGACCGACGCGCTCAAAGACCTCCCCGAAGCGAGCTACGACGGCGTCACGTTCCCCGTCGAGCGGCTCGACTGGTCGGGCGGCAACGACCTCGTGGAGCACGTCGCGTATCGCCGCCCCGGCGCGGACGTGGAGCCCACCGGGCGCAAGGCGTACCGCGGGAGCTTCACCATCCCGCTGATCAACACGCCCGCCTTGGTCGCGCGCTACGGGCAACTCTTCCCCGGCAAGCGGTACGACCTGATCCGCGCCTTCGAGGATCGTCCCATCGCGACGCTGTGGCACCCGACGCTCGGGCAGCTCGCGGCTGGCATCGGCGAGATCAGCGAGACGGCGACCGCGGAGGATCGTGGCGGCGTTCGCATGACCGTCCAGTGGGTCGAGCACGACGCCTCCGTCGCGCTCGCACTCGGCCCCGACACGACGACGCCCGACGCCGCGCAACAGGGCGTCTCGCAGCTCGCCGACGACGCTGACGCGGCGAACGCCACGACCGCGGGCTATCAGGCCACGAAGCCGACGGTCAACGCGCAACTCGCGTACCTCGACGCGGCGCCGCGGACCTTCGCGCAGACCTCCGGCGCGCTGCGCAACATGCTCGCGCCGGTCGCGGCGAACCTCGCTCTCCCCGCGCTGTCGACTGCGAGCGCACACACCGCATTCGTCGCGCTGTCGCGGCTGTCGTCAGGCGTCTACGCCCTGCGCAACCAACTCATCCCCTCGCCGCAGCGCACGCGCTTCTACACCACGCCGGCGCCGATGGCGCTCTGGCAGGTGAGCCTCGCGGTGTACGGCTCGACCGATTGGGTGACGCTCCTGCGCAGCGCGAACGCGATCACCAATCCCCTTCTCGTGCCCGCGGGGCGACGCCTCACGGTGCTCCCCCTGCCCGGGCGCTGACGCATGGCCACGACGCACACGGTCACGCTGACGCTCGCGAACGGGCCGACGCCCATCGACACATGGGACCGCGCCATCGTGTCGCTGTCGATGCTGCGCGCGGGGCAACCGTGGACGGTGTCGTGTTGGCGGACCACGACCGACCGCACGACGTGGGAAGTGCTCGCGCGGCGCGTGCGGCTCATGGACCGGGCGACGTTGAGCATCGACGGTCACCCGCAACTCGTGGGCCGCATCGAGACGTGGGAGCGACACGCGGAGGGCCACGGCGAATGCCTCGCGGTGCTCTCGGGTCGTGACCTCGCGGGCGTGGCGCAGTCGTGGGACGTGAACCCGACGATCCGCATCCGCAACGCCGCCCTTGAGGACGCCCTGCGGGACATCTTCGGCGGGATGGACCTCGACGTGCGCATCACCCCAGCGGCGGCTGCGCGTGAGGTGCAGAGCGCCCGCAGGCCCGGCGCGCGCGGCACCGGCACGAGGCCCCGCCGCAGCGTGGTCGACATCGCGCACCCGCGCGTCGGTGAGAAGGCGTGGCAGACCGCCGAGCACATCGTGCGGAGGCTCGGCTTCATGCTCTGGATCGCGCCGCGCACCGACGGGAGCGTCGGCATCGTGGTGGACGCGCCGGACTACACGCAGGCGCCGAGCTACGCGCTCACCCGCACGCTCGATGCGCGCGGCGTCGGCGGCGGCAACATCCTCGGCGGCTCCGAGGTGTTCAGCACGCAGGAAGTCCCGACCGCGGTTGCGGTCTACACGGGCAGCGTGCGCGGGTCGGGCGAGTCGTCGCGGAGTCGCGCGAGCATCGTCAACGAGCCGCTCTTCGACCCCGCGATCAACCGCGGCTTCGTGCTCGAAGATGGCACGCCGCAGCCCGTGCACATGCGGAGCGACCGCGCGCGCACCCTCGAAGCAGCGACTCGCGAGGCGCGCCGCACCATTGCCGATGCGATGGCAGGCTTTCGGCGGTACAAGTGCAGCGTGCAAGGCTTCGGGCAGCGCGTGCAAGGAGACGATCGGCTCTACGCGGTGAACACCATCGCGACGGTGCGAGACGACCTCATGATCGACGCCGAGGGGCGCGGCATGGATGAGCGTATGCTGATCACCGACGTGGAGTTCACACACTCCCGCAAGGAGGGGCAGACCACGAACTTGACCCTCGTGCCGCTCGACTCCATCGTCGTGACGCCGGAGGTGTGACGTGGGTGACGACGTGATTGAGTTCGTGAAGGTCACCGCGGCGACCGCGAGCACCTCGTCGCGCGTGCTCACGGTGCAGGCCGCGGGCGTCGGCGCCGAGGGTGACGACGACGGCGCGCAGGGCTTCGACGCCGTCGAGGTCGCGCAGCCCGCGGGGCTCATGGCTTCGCCGACGCTCACGCGGACGACGGAGGCCGTCGCGGTGCGGCGTGGCGATGAGCTCGTGGCGCTGGTCCTCATCGACAAGGGCGCCCCGGCGCAGAGCGTCGAGGCGGGCGAGACGCGGCTCTACGGCGTCGGATCCGACAACTCCACCGCGGTGATCCGGCTGCGCGCCGTGGGCGCCGTTCAGATCGTGGCGAAGACGGGGCAGCGCGTGGACATGCAGGGCGCAACGCAAGCGTTCGTGCGCGGCGACGACTACTCCACCGCGATGAACACCGCGGTCGATGCGATCAAGGTACTCAACACCGCCGTCGGCACCTTCGCGACCGCAGTGGGCGGCGCGCTCCCGCCCGTCGCAGCGGCAGCAACGACGCTCAACGCAGCCATTGTGGCGTGCAACTCGGCGCTTGACACCTTCAAGTCGTCGTCAGCGACGTGGCTTTCCACGAAGATCAAGGGCGAATGACGTACGCAGTCGCGAGAGCCCGTAGCGGCGTGAACGGCGAGGTCCAGTGGGACGCGTCGCGCAACTCCTGGCGCCGCAGCCCGTCGCCCGCGGCAGAACTCGTCGTGATCGCGATGCAGTGTCAGCGCGGCGAGTGCCCCGTGGATCCCTCCCTTGGTGTCGATTGGGCGAGCGTCGACAAGCTCCGCACCGACGCGCGCTCGCGCGCTGAGGACGCGATCCGCACGGGGCTCAAGCGGTACGTTGACTCCGGCGCCATCGCTGACCTCGTGGTGAGCGTCGAGGTCTACCCCGCGCGCGGGCTGCTCACCTTCGATGTGAGCTTCGTTGACGTGCTCCTCGGAGCACAGACCCGCCAGCGCGTGCGCGGCGAGAGGTGACCTAGTGGCATTCACGGGACGATCACGCGAGACCATCCGAAGCGAACTCCTCGCGTCGTGGGCAGCGAACTACGCCTCGCGCGGCGAGACGTTGCAGACCTCTGCAGGGAGCGATGCCTACCTCATGGCGAGCGCCTTCGCGGTGCAGATGGAGGGCATCGAGGCGCAGGCCGAGCAGACCGCGCTCGACATCCTCCCCGACACCGCGAGCGCGGAGGCACTGGACCGCCACGCCTTCGTCGACGGCATCGCGCGTCGGTCGGGCTTCACCGCGCGGCTGTCGGTCACGGTCACGTCGGGCGTCGCGACGACGTTCACCATCCCCGCGGGCACGCGCATGTCGTTCAGCGACGGCACGCCGTACGTCGTGGAGAGCGCAAGCGTCACGACCTCGGGCGGTCCGCCTTCGGGCACGATCAACGTTCGCGCGACCGAAGCGGGCATCGCAGGGACGCGGCTCGCGGGCGACGTGCTCACCTTCGCGACGGCTCCGTCAGGGCTCAACTCCACGGGCACCGTGGCGAGCGTGCTGCGACAGGGCACCGACGCGGAGAGCGACGAGGACCTTGCGGCGCGGATCATTGCTCGCCGTCGCGAGCGGCCCGGCAGCGGCAACCGCGCCGATTGGGCGTCGTGGGTCGAGGCGTACACCGGCACGGAGATCGCGCAGACCTTCGTCTACCCGCTGCTCGCGCCCCCCGTGAGCTTCCCCGGCGCGGGCACGCCGAGCACGCCTGGATGCGTCACGGTCGTTGCGGTCGGCCCCGCGCAGGGCGACAGCACCACGAACACGCGCATCGTCCCCGTGGCCGACGTTGGTGCTGGCACCGCGGGCGCTGAGCTCACGCGCATCGAGGAGTACATCGAGGGCGACCGTCTCCCCGATGGCACCGACGTGAGCGACACGCCGAACGACGCGCTGCGGCCGGTCACGGTCACGCCGGGGAACTACTCCGTCGAGGCCATCGCCGTCAGCGCCGAGAACGTCGTGGTCGACGTGGTCGTGAGCTTCGCCAACATCCTCCAGTGGTCGGGCACGATGACCATCGTGTCTGCGTCGTCATCGACCCTCGTGGTGAGCGGCGACCATCTCGACAAGGTCGGGATGCGGATCATCGCGAACATCGGTACCGGCAACTACCGCGGCGGCTTCAAGCTGTTCACCCTCGGCGCGGGGAGCTTCGACAGCACCGACACGACCTTCACCATGAGCGACGCGACCATCGCGACGGCGACGGGCACGGTGTACCCCGGGCACGGGAACTTCAACGCGATGCGGACCGCCGCGCTCAACTACTTCGACGCGCTCGGTCCGGGCGACACGTCGCCCGCATCGCGGTGGCCCACCGAAGACGACACCTCCCGCGCGCGGCTGTACATCACGGCCCTCGCGGCTGCGATCAACGGCGCCGAGGGAGTGCTCTCCGCGGAGACGACGACGCCCGCGGCGGACGTGTCGCCCGCGGCGAAGACCGTCGTCACCCTCGGCACCTTCCGCACGACGACGTGACGCATGGCGACCATCACCACGTTCACCCGCGCACGCCCCGCTGACTCAACGCAGGCCGTCGCGTCGCAGGATCTCACGCCGTCCGCGCTCGGGCGCCTCGGGTCCGTCGTGGTCACCGAAGACCCCGCGCAGGATGGCGGCGCATCGGTCACGGTGCGAGAGGATGCCTACTCTTGGACGGGGCCGCTCGGCGCGAGCGTTGACCCTCGCACGGGGCGTCCCTTCCGCGCAGCACCGTGGGTGCCCGCGTACCCGACCGACCTACTTGCGCTCGCCACGGAGCTGCCCCTGAGCGCGTACCTCACCACGTCGCAGACCTCCTACGGCGGGCTCGTCGCCGCGGTCGCTACCATCCTCGGCGGGTGGGGCTGGACCTCCGCGACGGAGACGGTCTAGCCGCGCTCGCACCGCGACGTGCGGGCGTTGCACACGAAGCCCGCGCCGCAGACGTATCCGCACTCCGCGCAGTTGTACCGCGGGCCGTTCGGGTCGACACAGAGGGCAACGCCGCACGCCACAAGCCCCGGCGCGCAGCGGTGGACGCACATGCCCTGTGAGCACGCGGGCACGCTGCCCACCCCGCGCGCAGCACACCTCACCCCGCAGGCGCCGCAGTTCGCGGGGTCGACGGCGAAGCTGTCCACGCACGTCGAGCCGCAGAGGTGTGGCGGGTCGCACGCCACCACGTCGCGCGACGGCTGCGGCGGGGCCACCACGTCGGGCTCGATGACCACATCAGCGGTCCTCGCGGCGTCGGACGATGCGGCGTCGCTGGAGCCCGTTGCGGGCACGTCGGCAGGCGGGACGGGCGTTGCCGCGTCGGGGGCGTCAGCGGGCACGGGCGGGGCCTCCGCGGGGCAGGAGCACGCGCTCACGGTCCCGGCCTCGTCGCAGACCTGCGCGCCGGCGACGCCGCCGGGGCAGACACACGCCGCGGTGGTGCCAGGGGTGCAGTCCCGCGGCGCGAGCTCGGCGGACACAGAGCACCCGAGGGCGAACGCAGCGGCGATGAGGTGGCGCATGGGCGTCACTTTACGCTTGACCCTGCGAAGATTCCATGACGCGACGGATTCGCCACCGCGTCGCAACTCGTGTACCCTCCCCCGCGATGCCGCAACGACCGCAGCCGCTACCCACCGCGCCGTCGCTCAATGACACCGAGCGTCTATTCGCGCGGCAGTTCGCGATGTTGCTCGGCCCCTGGTACGGCGCCGCGGACGGCACGCGCAACGCCGCGGAGGTCGAGGGCATCGGCGAGTCGCTCGCGGAGTCCAGCGGCACCAACGAGAGCGTGGGCCGCGAGGCGTTCGTCAACCTCGCGTCGACGCTGCTCCCTGAGTGGGAAGCGCTCTACAAGATCCCCGCGCCGCTGACGACGACGGCCGCGCGGCGCACCTCGCTCCTCGCGCGGACGCGGGCAGGCTTCATCGCGCACCCGCGCACCATCGTCGAGGCCATCCGCGACATCGCTGGCGCCGATGCGACCGTGCTGGAGCCGCTGTGGTCTGAGGTCACCGCGGACCCCGAGCGTGTGCACGTCATCGTTGTGCGCATGAGTGCCGATGCCTACGGGACGCCACCTGACCACACCGCGACCTATCAGCAGATCGTCGACGTGGTGGGCCGCATGAAGCCCGCGCACATCGAGGCGGTCTACACCGGAACGCAGACCACGGCATTCCTCACCGACGACCCAGACAGCCTCACGGACAACACCGTGTTGAGAGCGTGACCGATGGAACCACTCGCGAAAACATGGACGGTCTTGCAGCAGGTCGAGAGCGCGGACCTCAACCAGCTTCAACGCAACGCCGTCGCGCTGCGCCCTTCGGCTGGCACCGCCACGAACTCATGGAGCGCCGTTGCCAACGGGCAACAGGGCGTGATGTTCCAGAGCGAGAGCAACGTCGCCAACGGCACGGTGATCACCATCGACACGTCGCTCGATTGGCGCGACCGAGTGCTCTACGGGTGGGTTCTCGCGTACGGCGCGGCGACCTACCCGGGCAACGCCAACGACACCAACATGAACAGCGGCGCCGCGTCGCTGTATCACTTCGTTCTCTACACGGGCACGGGTGCCACCGACGCAGGCGCGGCGCTCGTGTCGAATGGGAACCCCCCCGGCATCGGGTACTTCACCGACATGGGTGTCACCAACGTGTTCATCTTCTGCGACACCGGCGCGGGCGGCGGAAAGCTCCGTATCTACAACGGCAGCGGCGCCGTGTTCTACACGCCCACGGTGTTCGTCTACGCAACGCAGGATCTCGGCAAGCGCTGACCTCAACCTCTCTCGCGTCCACGCACTAGGAGCACATCATGGGCAACCCCGCGTCATTCGTCACCGCCGCATCGACCGCCGACCGCAACACCTTCGCCGCCGCGCAGACCTTTTCGGGCGGCATCGCCGTCACGGGCGGGATCACGGGCGGCGTGCGTCAGGTCGTGCCGTTCGGGCAGACCAACATCGTCACGGGCGACAACGCCACACCCGCGAGCTCGACGCCCGTGCAGACGCACTGGTGCGGCGTGTCGGGGCTCACGACGTGTGCCTTCGTCGCGATGCGCGCGGGCTCCGTGACGGGGCTGTCGATCAACCTCAACACCGCAGCGGCGGGCTCCAACCTCATCGTGGGCGTCTACAAGAACGGCACGATCATCAACGCCGCCGCCATCGTCACCCTGGCGAGCGCGACGAGCGACGTGAAGGGGCAGGGCACGTTCACGTCGGGCTCCTACGCGTTCGTCGCGGGTGACGTGATCGACGTGCGCATCCGCACCGGCTCGGGCTGGAGCGCGACCGCGGCCGACTGCTCCATCGCCGTCGAGATCGAGACCTGAGAGGGGCCGCGCCGTGGCGAAGATCAACCCCATCACCCTCCGCGCGGCGTCGCTGACGCTGACGGGCTCTCTCGCCACGGTCGTCGGGACCGTGAGCACCGACAACGCGAACGCCACGAGCGGCGCGGCGTCCATCGGTTCGCTCGCGTCGTTGCGTCTCGTGTGCGCCTACGCGCGGCACGCATCGTCCACCACGGGGCGCCCCATCTTCGAGGTCGACCTCTCGATGGACCCGCCGAGCACGGCGGCGGCGTCGGTGTCCAACTGGATGCCGGCGATGCTCCTCGACTC